AACGTACAGTCAGCGAACTGATCATCGCCACGGGGACGGGCGAAGACCAAAGTGCGCAAAAACTCGGGCACTACCTTTTAACTGGTATTAATGTGTTTTAATGAGATTTGACGGATAACAGGGAAATTAATAAAATATTCTCTTTACGCCAAAATCGGAAAGGAGACGGCCATGACCATGACCGATACCGGCGTGAAGCCGATTCCGGCATACGTGCCGCCCGAGGACGGCAAGCCACGCAACGCCGTGGACGAGAAATGGATGAAGCTGACCCGCAGCGCCCGCCATTACATGGAACGCAGGGCAAAGGCCCGGAAGGAAACCATCGATGGGTCTGAAGCTCGTCATTGAGCGCGAATGCTCCAGAGACCATCAGACGGCCCTCAGGCAGTTCCTGTGCTGTGAACCTGGAGGCCCCGAATGGGCGATGGACCCGCAACGCTACATACGTGACCTCAGCGTGCGCAAGACCCCGAAGGGGATCATGCGCACGCTTCTTGTCGTATCCGGAGATATTCCCCTGCATGATGACGTGGTCGGCTTCTGCGAATACGGCGTAGCCGTGGAAACGACCGATGAGCATGAGGGCGTCTACCAGATCTCGTATATCGCCACCGCTTTGAAGGTGCGTGGCACACATCTCGGAGACACTCTGCTCTCCTCGGTTATCGTGCGCCTGCGTGACGATGCCTGGCGTTTCAACCGCACGCCACTCGTGCTCACCCAGGTGGATCCGCGCAACAAGCCCAGCATGGACCTGTTCACACGATTCGGATTCATGGACGAGGGGCCGGATCCCGACGACCCGGAATACCATCTGCTGTCCCTGGAGTTTACCCCGCAGGAGCGCGGAAACTACTTCGGCAGCACACTCGCGTTCTTCTGACATTTCGGGTATAGCTCCGCCAGGCCTATCGGCTATGATGGGTAGGCGAAGCGTCCTCCTTTCTTGAACTAGCTGGATTCTTCAACCGCCCTATCGGTGTGCAAGACCGATAGGGCAATTCTTTCTAATCGAAATTCAATACGATGTTTTTGCCTATTGTGCGTTTTGCTGACCTCATATATGCGGCCAACTCCACTCTGTCGATAGGGTCACTTATCCCCATATATTCGGCAGGGTTAAGGCTGATACTGAATGTTGCATCACCTTTTTGGTCATACTTCCATGTGTAGTCGGAAGAAGAAATCGATGTTTTGCTTCCGTCTGCTTTCACGATGGTATTAGCATCATTCCCGAGCGGGAGGAACGAGGCTTCATCGCCAGTAACGGAATAAACGGTAATCAGCGGACTATATTCAACTTTGCCGCTCGTGTTTATCTGAATATCACCATCGATGATCTTTACAGTTGCGGAAAGAAAAGCCGTCTCTCCAGATTTCTCTCCGGACTGCTGTTTTAGTTGCTCACTCGTGTCCTGCTTGTCTGACTCGTTGTTCAATCCGCGAATATCTCCAAATGTCAGTATCGACGGCCGGTCATTTGTTTCTCCAACGTCACACACGACCGTCTGGACTACAGACTGATTAACCGTTGCATCGTTGAAGATAACGCGAATAGTTCCATCATCATTATCGGTTATATCCACATTGCTGAGCTTGTAGTAAAAACCTTTGGGCGCTTCGATTTTCGCTTGACGTTTACATGCGGTAAGGGCATGTCCTTCAGTCAATGGCGCGGGTTCCCCGCAAGAGGCCAAGGACACAACCATAGCCATACAACATAGAAGTGTAATCGTTTTCTTCATTTCATCCTCTTCCTATACAGTCACGTTGTCATGTAGCCACTGTCGATAATCCTGGATGATTTGGATGGTGACATTGAGCTCGGCGGCTATCTGGTACGGGTTGCCGTCATACATACGTTCGGCCAAAGCGTATTCGGCCGGGTTGATAAGCAGTATCGCGGTCTCGTGTCTGCATCGTTGTTCGAGTTTGCCGCCGCGGCAGCCGTTGCTGGTGTCGTCGCCGTGTTGCCAGTGGACGAGTTCGTGGACGAGGGCGCAGCGTTTGCGCGTGTAGGTGATGCGCCGGTCGATGAGCACGGTGTTGGTGGCGAGGCAGTATATGCCGTCGAGTTTGCCGGGAAGCCACGCGCTGGCCACGTGCAGGTCGGGTGCGACAGTGTACAGGGCCATGCGCATCTGCCCGTAGCTCATGCGCGGCGACAACGGCAGGCCGGTCATTTCTGGTCCAATCCTCTGGCGAACTTCTCGAAGTCGGACAATTGGTCGGGGCTTGACTGGTTGTATCGTGCGAGTTCGGCCCGGGCTTTCACGTCGGCCTGTTTGCGGGTGACCTTGCCGATGTCGGGCATGAGCGGGCCTCCGGTCAGTTGGATGTAGGTGTTGACGAGTTGCAGGCATTCGCTCATGGTGGTGGTCTGCATGTTCTCGATGCGGCTTTCGATCATGTCGAGGAACCCGCTGGACAGCCGGTTGAGCTTGTTGATCTCGTCCTCGCTGAGATAGTTCTTGGCGATGGTCACGTCGGACGAGTGAATGCGCCCGTCCGGCGCGTCCTTCCATGTGGTGAGTCCCATGTGGGGCTTGCCGGCGTCGGCGCGTTCGTGGATGATTTCGGGTGCGGTGTGCTGGGTGACGGCGTAGTGGAACCGGTTCTGCACGTTCTTGTAAAAGGTGCGCACGATGGGCGCGTCCTTGTCGTAGTCGGTGCAGATTTCCTGGAACACCTCGCAGATCTGCACGTAGAAGCGTTTCTCGCTGGCGCGGATGTCGCGGACACGTTGGAGCAGTTCGTGGAAGTAGTCCTGGCCGAACGGTCGCCCGTTCTTGAGCATGTCGTCGTTCAAGGCGAACCCCTTGATGACGTATTCCCTGAGCACGCCGGTGGCCCAGATGCGGAACTGGGTGGCCTGCTTGCTGTTGACACGGTAGCCGACCGCTATGATCGCATCGAGATTGTAGAAGGCGACGGTGCGTCTGACGTTGCGACTGCCTTCTTGTCGAACTGACAAGAAATCCTTGTGAGTTGATTCTTCCTGCAGCTCGCCCGTTTCATAGATGTTTTTCAGATGCAGACTTACGTTCTGCTGGCTGGTGTCAAACAATTCTGCCATGCCGGACTGTGGCATCCAGAACGTGTCGCCCCAGTACGACACCTGCACGGGCACGTTGCGCCCGTCCGCCTGGTACAGGACTATCTCGGCCTGCTGGTTATTTGAATCATCCATGATTCAAAACCTCTTTCTCTAAAACGTGTTGAATTCGATGACTTTAAACAGGGTCAAAATCGACCCCCTTTTTTCCGATTCCCTCGAATTCGAGGGAATTACGCTGGCTCGTCCCCGTCCCCGTCGTATTTGTGCTCGTCCTCGTAGGCGGCGATGTCGAGGTCGCCGCGTTTGAGCTTGTTGAGGGTTTCAGCCACACGAGACTGCTCGGTGTTGACGGATTCGATGAGTTCGCATGGTGTCATGTTCCAGAGTTCGCAGAGTTTTTCGATGTCGCCGAGGGCCCATTCGTTTTCGTCTTTGATTCGGGAGTTGACGTAGGTCGCGCCTCGGTCGATGAGTTTCGCGATTTCCCTGTTGGAGATGCGGCGTATTCCCATTTGCGCTCTGATGGCGGCGCTTACCGTCAGCGCGAAATCGCTGACACCAATCTTTCCATGTCCCATGTGCCCTACTATAGCGCGTATTTACGCTAACACGCAATTGAATGCATGTCGCAGTAACGTAAAAGAAAAGTAATGCGCGTAAATACGACACGCCGACACTTGATGCTGCACGTTATAACGTGCATACTGTAGCTGTCGCTCAAACACGGAACACAAAGGAGGACAACCGTGACAAAGCTCAGCGAACAAGCGGCGGCTCGAATCAGAGCCGTGATGGCCGCACGAAAAATCAGCGTCGCGGACTATGCCAAACAAACAAACCAATCGGCCGACGTAGTCTCGCGCCGCATCAACGGCAAAGTCGACCTGTCCCTCACGGACATCGAGGCCTTCGCCAACCTCACCGGATATCAGCCCAGCGACTTCCTCAACAACCAGTTCATTCTGGACGATCAAAAGGCGGTGGCGTGATGGTTAGGACCTACCGGCTTGGCGGCGCGGAACGTGAGAGGGCCCGTGCGCTGATTCGTATTCTCAGCATCGACATGGATCGTGTCAGATGGTTGGACGGCCACCCGATGACGGTTCGCGTGTTTGATGACGGCAAATGCTGGGTCGAATACACGGGACTCGTCGTCTGCGACAAGGAAGACATCGATTTCTGTCTCCGTGGGCTCGAGCCCGTGGATGTCGGGCCGGGGTCTATAGGGACAGGATCCGGGAATGCCGGAACAGGATTCTTCGCGAGGATACGCGGATGTCTCTCGATTTCGAGGTCTCGACCATCGCGACGATGACGGTGCCGGACTCATGGCGCTTGAGCTTGGAGGCTCCACGGTATTCGACGATAGCGCCGCCAGTCGGCGTCACCCGAATGTCTCGTTCGGTGAGCCACCCGTTGTTGCGCAGTATCCACCCGTCCCCATCCGTCTTATCCACTCCCCAATCGGTCGAGAGGTACAGGCGTCGTTCCGCGTCGAAGGACAGCAGCAACGCCGTCAATCCCATCCAGTTGTCCGCCAGCCATTTCCACATGGCTCAGATTCTAGCCACAAAAAAATGCCGCCGATTGGAGCGGCGGCGAATGTCAGATTGAAAGAAGGTCCAAAATGACTGAATCCAATGTACAGCCCTTCGAGTTTCGGGGCAACCCGGTCGCCACGGTGACCACCGGGAACGGGACGGTGCTGTTCTGCGCGAAGCACGTCGCCACCGCACTCGGATACAAGCGCCCGGCCGATGCCGTTAAGCAGCATTGCAAGGGGTCGGTGATTCGCAGACCCCTTGAGACGGCCGGTGGAATCCAGCAGATGGTATTCATCACCGAAGGCGACGTGTACCGCCTCATCGCCAGCAGCAAGCTCACCAGCGCGGTCGAGTTCGAGCATTGGCTGTTCGACGAGGTAGTGCCCCAGATCCGTCGTACCGGCGGTTACATTCCCCAGGGCGAGACCCCGGAGGAGACGATGGCGCGCGCGGTGCTCATCGCGCAGAAGACCATCGAAGAACAACGGAAGCAGTTGGACGAGCAGAAGCCGAAGGTGTTGTTCGCGGACGCGGTGGCCACGAGCAAGAGGAGCATTCTGATCGGCGAATTGGCGAAGATCCTCAAACAGAACGGCGTGAAGACCGGCCAGAACCGGTTGTTCAAGCAATTGCGTGAGGACGGTTTCCTGATGAAGCGCAACGGGAATCCGAACATGCCGACGCAGAAGAGCATGGAACTGGGTTTGTTCGAGGTCAAGGAAACATCGATCGCCCATTCGGATGGTCATGTGTCGTTGAACTTCACGACGAAGGTCACGCCCAAGGGCCAGCAGTACCTCATCCAGAAGTATCTGGGCTGCACTCCCCTTGACTTGGAAGCGGGTGCGTGATGGCCGGTAGTCAAATCGAATCGTCTCTTGACGGCTGGCCGATCGCCAAGGTGGCGAGCTTCCTTGGTGTCTCGAAGGGCAGTCTCTACGTGTGGTCGTGCCACGACAAGTGGGGAGGCCGGTATCCGCCCGCGCCGAAACGCGTAGGCCGCAGGCTCGTTTGGAATCCACAGGAGGTCATCGACTACCGGGACCGGCGGTGCGCGATAAGCCGCAAGGAGCTGGTCTACGGCGAATAAGGGTTTCCCGGATTCAAAACCGGGAGAAAAGGAAGAGGTGCCGGCGTCGCACTGTCCAAGGTTCACGCCGGCACCAACATCACCAATCACATTGAAAGGAAAACAAGTGATGTCAGGACACAAGATTACCGGAATCCACGCCATCGGCGTCGAGATCCCGAAGGGAATGTCATTCAAGGAGCTCATGGAGCGGCTGCTTGAGGGAGGAGAGGCTGAGTTGGAGAAGGAGTTGGACGAGGAGACGCGCCAGCCGGAAACCGGCAAGTGCGATTGTCCGGTGTGCGATCCGGACAAGGACACCGTGGAGGAAAGATTGTTCCATCCGGTCGATCAGTGGCAGCACGCCGTCGATGTGGCCAGTGACGTGCATGACGCGGCCGGCTCTCTCGAACACGCGCTGTTCGAGCTGGGTGAGAACCAGTTGGCGTTCGAGGCGTCGATGATCCTCAGCCAGTCGCTGACCCTGCTGCGTGCCATCCAACGCAAGCGCAAGGAGGTTGAGGAATGAGCATCGAAGCATTGCGCAAAAAGAAGCGTATGCGCCGACCCCGGCCGAGGTTAACGGACGGGCAGAAATCGGCCGTATTACTGGCTCTCACGTTCTTCGAGGGTTGGCTGGTCGGTTTCGCCGGCACGCATAGTCGCATCCCAAGTCCGGTGGGTACGCCGCAGTGGATGATAACCGGCTCGCTCGCATTGGCGGTCATCCTGCCGCTCATGTTCGTGGGAATCCTGTTGAAGTGGGGCGGCGATGGAACAGCCAAGTGAGTTCACGCTCTGCTTGCCGGGCGACCCGGTGCCGAAGGGCAGGCCCCGCGTCTACAACGGGCATGCGATCACTCCGAAACGCACCGTCAGGGCGGAGGAACGCCTGTTCGCGGAATTCCGGTTGAAATACCCGCAGGCGAAACCGTTCCAATGCCCCGTGCGCTTGGAGGCGGAGTTCTGGATGAGCCATAGGGGTCGGCCCGACCTCGACAACCTGCTGAAGCTGGTTTTGGATTCATTGAACGGCGTCGCCTACGTGGATGACGCGCAGGTCGTCGAATCCCACGCCAGCAAGCGGATGCCCGACCTATGGGTCTACGGGTCGAAGGGCCGCTACCGGAAGCGCAAGAGCGGCGACCCCTACACGTGTTGCGGGCACGAGTACGAGCCGCACCTCTCTATCCGTATCAAGCCGCTCCCGGAATGGGAGCCGAACAAGCAAGGAGAACAATCATGAGCAAGCCGATCAACGAGCCACGCATGGTGCAACAGGCGCTCGTATCCGACGAGGACCTGAGCTTCGAACTGGCGGCCCTGGTGCCGACCGCGAACGGGATCACGAACGCCGCATCCACGTTCATCGACAAGGCCACCAAACTGTTGCTGTCCGACAAGATCATACTCACCAACGAGCAGCATACGGCCGTCACGTCGGCCATCGCCATCGCCCAACTGACCGTCAAGGAAGGCGCGGCCATATCGAAGCTGCTGCGCAACCCGGACGCTTCGGCGGAGGTCATAGCCGGACTGCGACTCACCTCCGAGGACAGGCAGGATGCCTGACCGGCGTCTTTGGATGCCGCGTTGCAGGACATGCGGGCCGCTCGGCAAGCCCACCGGACTGGACGAGGCGGTCACCTGCTGCAACCGGCACACGAACCAGACCAAGCATCAGACGGCGTGGTATCCCACCTACGCCCAAATCATCGTGAAAGGCACATCAAATGACTGCGAATGACACGTCAACCATTGAAACCACGGAGGCCGTGAACCCGGACGGGGAATTGCGCCAAGGATTGTTCGCCGCGCAGGCGGCGCGCATCGTCGAACTGCAGGCCGAGATCGCCAGCCGACAGGAGGAAATCGACAATCTCAAATCCCTGATTCTCGACTCGCATCCGGTCGGCACCTACCAGGCCGGCAACCTGAAGGTGCAGGTCAAGCCGGGCGCGCGCCGCATCAACGCCGGCACGTTCGAAAAAGCCTACCCGGCCACCAAGTATCCCGGAGCCTACCAGTTGCGGCCGCGGCCGCTCAGCCAGTTGGAGAAGCTGCTGTCGGCGGACGCGGTGGCCGATTACGCGATGAGCGGCAAGCCGACGGTGGTGGTCTCATGAACGCAGAACTGTCCAGCCTGGGCATCGCCCAGATCGTGGAAAGCGTTATCGCCGACTACGACCTGCACGACGAGGACGGCAACGAGCTGACCGACGACCTGTACGTCATCCGTTCCGAGCAGCTCGACGAGCTGGGCCTCACCGTCGCCAGACGCATCCACAAGGCCATACGCGAACTGGAGGCGCAGGGCAAGACCGGTTTTCCCGTGCATTCGATGGCCTTCGGCAGCATGCCGGTAACCATCGCGAAGGACGGCGACCGCACCTACACGCTGCGCTTCGACAATTCGGACGAGGCGGTGGCCATTACACGGCTCAGCAGAACCGCGTTGGCGGACATTAGGAAACAGATCAACGAGTTTTTGAAGGAGGTGAAGAACCATGAGCATGAATGACGCCATTCTCGCCGTAGCACAAGCCCAACAGCAGGGTGACGCGATACCCGTCGACGTGCCGCCCATGACGCAGTCGGCACCCGATATGGACAAGCCGCCGGCAACGCCGAAAACCAAGACGGACACGATGGAGGAACCACGATTGTGGCCGGAGATCCGCCAGCTCATCGAAGCGGATATCCAGAACGCTCCGCGTGAGCTGCAGCGTGAGATAGGCCCATCCGAACTGGGAACGGATTGCGTGCATTGCCTCGCGGCGAAACTGGCGGGCTGGCCGGAGCGTCGTTCGCCGGGTTGGCGGCCGTTCATCGGCACGTGCGTGCACGAGCACTTCGAGCAGATGTTCCGCGAGCTGAACAGGGATCCTGCGCACCAGTTCCTCTACACGAGTGAGGACAACGTGCACTGTCTCGCGGAACGGTGGCGCCCGGAGTACCGGGTCACCGTAGGCCGATTGCAGGGCCTGCACGGCGGCTACGACGTCACCGGTTCGATCGACCTCTGGGATCGCAAAACCCATAGCACCATCGATTGGAAGAACGTCGGCAACACAACCGTCACCAAGGTCAAGGCCCACGGCCCATCGCAACAATACCGGATACAGGCGTCGCTCTACGGCATGGGCCTGCAGAACGAGGGCGAACGGGTGGAACGCAACTGCATTTACTTCCTGCCCAGCAACAAGACCAGTTTGGGCGACGCTTTGCCTTGGGAGACAAGGTTCGACCCGGAGCCCGGCAAATGGGCGTTGAGCCGCGCCCAACTGCTCGTCAACCTCATGGATTGCGTGGAGCAGGCGGAGGGCCCCGACGTGCGCGACAGCTGGATCAAACAGTTGCCGGCGGCCGGACCCGACAAATGCTTCTCATGCAAGGGCCGGGTCTGGCCCGACATGAGCGCGCTCCCCGAATTCGACGAAAAGCCATGGCCGGACGTGCCCGACAAATGGCTCCAACTCATCCCCCTAATCGAATCCGAATACCAATTCACCAAGTAAAACAACGAAAGGAACACGACAATGTTCGGACAGCCACAACAACAATACGGTTACCCGCAGCAGGGGTACGGCTACCAGCAGCCCCAACGACAGCCCGCCCAGTTAAGCTCGCTCGACGACCTGCTCGCCGGCAACAGCGCCAAAGCGTACTTCGGAGCGGACAGCCAGCCCGGAGACTCGGTGACCGGCGTCATCGAAAAAATCGAGACCACTCAGGTCAACGACTTCCAGACCAAGCAGCCCGCCTTCTGGAACGACGGACGCCCGAAGGAGCAGATCCACGTCATCATCCAGACTCAGTTGCGCGACCCGAGCGTGGATGACGACGACGGCCGCCGTTCTCTCTGGATCAAGGGCTGGGGCATCCAGCTCAAGGCGTTTCGCGAGGCCTGCCGTCAGGCGGGCGTGAAGATCCCGAAGCCGGGCGACACCGTCACGGAACGGTTCGTGGGTCTCGGCCAGCGGGGCGACGCGCCCCAGCCGCCGAAGGTGTTCGAATTCCACATCGAACCCGCTTCCAGCGTCAACAGTCTCGTGAACGGCAGCCAACCCCAGCAGCCCGTCCAGCCGGGCTTCCAGCAGCCCCCGCAGCAGCAGTACGCGCCACAGCAGCCCCAGCAGGCCCCGAATCAGGGGTATCAGCCGGCTCCGGTCGACCCGTGGAACCCGCCGACGCAACTGGCGCAGCAGCCCGTCCAGCCGGTACAGCTCGGCCAACTCCAGCAGCCGCAGGCTGATCCGATGAAGGTCAACCAGTTGAAGGCCATGGGCAAAAGCCCGCAGGAGATCGCCACCCTGTTGGGCGTGCCGGTCGAGGCGGTGACGGCGATCACGGACGCGGCCAACCCCACGGCCCACCCGTACGCAGCCAACGGCGAGGAGCCCGAATTCTAACCATCCGGCCGTAGCCGTATCCAAGCGGCCAGCGCAGTTGCGACGACGCGCACGGCACAAAAAACTAATCCGATGTTAAAGGCCGTTTCGAGGGGAGCTGACTGATGCCCTCGAAGACGTCACTAATTCTTTCTTGTTCGTCCAAAGAGAGAATTCCCTTTGCGATACACATTTTACGAATCGAATCAAAAGAATCTTTGGCGGTCTCGATTTTCTTTTTTTCCGAATCAGGCACTGTCACGCCCGCGGCTTCCATCACCGTCGCGGATTTCTCTATATCGTCTATGCTCTGCGAGAGATAGTAAAACGCCATATTCGGACCAGGGCCATAATACATTGGATCATCCGAATCGTCAGGTAGCTCGTCCAGCAACGCACGACGAAGGACATCCATATACGTTTGATAATTGGATACGCCATCCCAATACCTCTTTGATTCGTCGAGTATGGATTTGATTCGGGCCATGGCCGTATTGAGTTCAACTCTGTCGAAGACAATCATCTCCGACAGAAAGATATTGCAGATGCCGTATTTTGTTCTCGTGCCGAATATCGGGTTGTCGCTTAGGAGGAACGGCTCCTCCAAATCGCAGATGAGGGCGAGCGGGGTGATATGCAATGCGTGGGCTATCTGGATTGTCGCGTCCACGCTGATGTCGGTTTTGCGGCCCAATTCGATATTGGTCAGCACGTTTTCGGAAAGGGCGAGTTCCCCGTATTCCCGTTTTAGATAGTCCGCGAGTTTGGCGATGCTGAGTTTCGCCATGGTGCGGTATCGCTTCATGCGTGTGCCGAACGTCGACGTGTCGGTCTGAAGCCCTGCCCTGTCGTCAATCACTGTCATACTTACAAATTTTATCAGCTATTTCATGTGATTTGGTGTGAACTGGACAGAAATGGTGTATTCTGTCTCTTGGACAGAAGAACAGGTGAACAAATATCCTAGATTCTGTCCAGAGAACAAAAATGGCCCGCCCTGCGCCAACAGGACGAGCCGGTAAGCATCAAACCCAACCGCCAGGAAGGATCGAACACTCATGCCACATACTACAGCCGCACTCGACGGGCTCCCCGAAACGGTAACCAAAAAACAGGCGGAACAGGCACTCAAATGCTCGACGCAGACCATCGACCGCCTCGTGAAAGCCGGCAAACTACGCGCCTATCGCGTCACCGCCAAGAAAACCCTCATCAACGCCGCAGACCTCAAAGCGCGTTTCACCGAAGGCGAGGTGCGGGCATGAGCGCAAAAAAGCCGATAACGTTACCCGCCTTGTCCATCTGCCTGCCATCCGATTTCAAGTTCGAGGAGCTCGACAAACGAGACCCCGGCTCTCTGAGAATCTTCAAATCCAACGAACCGAACCTGGGACTCGACTTCTCGATTGACTACTACCCAGACGAGGGCGTGGTCTACGGCGGGGAATACTGGGCACAGACCTGGACACCGGACAACCCGCGGGAATGGGAAGAGATTCAGCACAATATCCCGCAAGTCCTCTCATGGCTCAGCGACTGCCAGACCGCACTCGCCTGGGCACGCCGACACTACCCCGCACGCAAGGAGGCGTGAAATGACCTACACGACCAATGGGCCGACGCAACTGGTCGAAATCGCGCCGCACGTGTTCCTCGGATGCAGGATAAGCAGGATCGAAGGACTGTCCCCGGAACGCCAGCTCATGCAGACGTACATGATGGACAACCACGAAGGCAAGGACATCGAATACCGGGGCCTGATCTCGTTCTCAGCCGAAGACGCTGACTCTGTCGCGGACGCCTTCAGGGACTTCGCGAGCATGGTCGAAGGACTTATCAGGGAGGAACGGCAACGCCGGTAACAGGAGGAAACAGTGGCGGTTACCCTCAGAACGTTGAAATTCCAACGAAAACAGGAGAAACAACAGAAACACATCTCTCCTATATATAAATCCCTCTCAAACACTCCTATATAACTTCTCTCACACACACATAAGTGTTAGTGGTGTTACAGAGGGGTATCTTCCTTGGAATTTCAACGGTCTGACGGTAACAGGTCTCTGTTACTTCCCTGTTCTCGTAGTTACCAAAAGGAGGTAAACATGTTCGTTCACCACTGCTCGATAATCCCAGACGGGCCATCCCACGTGCAACAGGTGCTGCTTGGAATGGGACCGGCATTGAAGCCGGAACGGCACGCCTTCTACGACCGCATCGGCCAAAGCGTGCAAATCCCGCGCAACGACACGGGAAGGAACCCGCACCCGTGGTTCGACGACGGATACGCGAAAGCCCTGTGGGACTTCCGCAACGACTCCCTGCTGCTCGGAGACGACAATCGAACCCTGTATGTACGTGACGTCGACCGCACGGGGAATAACGCCCTGCTCAACACTTGGCATGCGATCAGTAGCCTCGAAACGGAATACCACGTGCCGAAGGCCAAACAGTACTTCCCCTGGAACGACCAGCTGCGTGTGGAATGCTCGAAACTCGATAAGCGCGTCAAACACGGAATCAAGTTCGCCAACTGCTCGTTCCTGCGCGTGGAAGGAGTCGTCCGCAGATTCGATGCCGGCACTCCTTTGTTCGACCAGCCGTATGAGTTGACGTTCGACATGGCATATGATTCGAGGCTCGTAGGCCAGGCCATCGCCTTCCTTCGCGACGTCACCGAAAACGAGCATTCCGCGCAGAATCTCTGCCGTATGTTCGCCACGCCTCTCATGGAGCCGTACAAGCATCTGAGTTACGTCCTGTACGGTGACGGAGGCAACGGGAAAGGCATCCTGCTAGGAGCCCTGTCGCGCTCCTTTCCCGATCTGGCGAAGCCGGTCGACGCTCAGAAGATTCTCGGGGGAAGACGAGGGCAAGGCGGCTTCTCTAGCGATCAGGAGGCGAACAAGCTTATCGGGACACTGTGGGTGTTCGATGAGGATGCGGACACCGTCACCGTGGAGCAAATGACCGCGTTGAAGAAGATATCCACCGGGGATACGATTTCCAGTCGCAAGATTCAGCAGGATTCGGTCGATGTGAAGCCCCGGTGCACGTTCGTCATCGCGACGAACAATCCCGTCATCACGACGATGACCGCCGCCAGCGTCAGACGTTTTGTTTACGTGCGCATGAGGGACAATCGCAAGGCGTCGGATTTTCTTCCGTTATTGGAATTTCGGGACCGTTTCGGAGTGGCCCCGTTTATCATGGCGTCCTGCTCTTTGTGGCTCAAGCGCGGCGACGAACCCTTCCGTGATATCGTCATCGGCGATCCCACCGATCTGTCCGAAGCGGAACAGTGGTTGGTCGACCAGATCGTGTCCAATGGGTACGCGATATCCGGTGCTAATCCGTATTCGGAAAGCGCTTGGGAGCATAAGAACAGCATTAATAAGCTCGGTTTGAAGACTGGCTTGAAGAAAATCGACGGCACTGCCACTCGTGTCCTGTCGGTCGAAGACGAGCAGCGATTCTCCCCATATCGGTCTGAAGCCGTGTCTGCTTACCGGTCCGCCGACACGTTCATGATTCCCGAACCTCCGGAGCCCATCGATTTGAGCGGCGCTCCTGTTCCATTGCCTTCCGAGTTCGGTTTCGTCTGCGATTACGTGCCGGCCAATCCGGATAAGAAGGCCTTGAATTGGAAGAAGCTCACCAAGAGCGAGCAGGTAGATACCAGTAGCAGGCCGTCCGGTGCTGCCTTCGCAGTGGTTCCGGCGCCGGGCTTCATGGTCGTTGACATGGATAGGAGCAAGGACGGCGGAGAGTCTGGCTGGGATATCGTCAACTCCCAGATAGGTCCTTATTCGTCGGATGATTTTCCCAGCACTTATCTTGTTCGTACCCCAAGCGGTGGATTCCACGCCTACTACCGGATTCCCGATGACCTGCTGGGAAAGGTGAAGAACGCGGCACATCCGCATGGTGTTCCCATCGATACAAGGGTGGAGCAGAAAGGATATGTCGTCGGGCCCGGATCCTCTGTGCAGGAAGGCGTGTACTTGTTGTGCGATACGCCCGAAAACGGTGATGTCCCGTTCCTGTCATCCAAGATGGTTCTCTGGTTGAAGAACCATGGATACGTCAATGGATTCGAAAATGACCAGCCTCAGCCGGCTGTAGACCACTCCACTGCCGTCCATGCAGGTTCGAGATTTCGTCAAAGTTTGGGCAGACCGGATATGTCTCCCATTCCGGAAGGCAGCCGCAACAATGATCTTCATGCTTGGGGGTTTGGCCGCTTGGCGAACCATCCAGACAACAAGCGTCAAATAGAGGCTGATTTCTTCGAAAGGGGCAGAATCAGCGGCCTGGGTGATGCGGAGATTCGCGCTTCTTGGAATTCGATTCTTCGACAGCTTGGACACCAATCATGAGCAGGCCACGTGCCAGCGAGCGCAAACCCCCGTGGCTGCGCACGTTCGTCCCGAAGTCCAGTCCCCTCGTGGTCACTGTCTGCGAGGGGTGCGGCCTGTATGTGATTGAGGATCGGGAGAGCGTGTGGGAGTCGTGGGATTACGGGTGTGTGGAGGGTGATGACCTGACCGTGGCGATAATCCTCGGCCGACAGTTGACGCGCGTCACATGGCTGCCCTCCGTCGGTCACCCGCTCTTGCGCAGCACTTTCGGCAGCAAGGGCATCATGCCCGACGGCCAGTATCTCGCCAGGCACATGTGTCATCTGGCGAGGATAAGCGTCAAACCGTTCAAACCGCCGAAACGGGAGCGGCCTCCGGTCAAGCCGTGGGGCTGGCCGAGACTGTCGAAACAGGAGATAGCCGAATTCAAACGCATATGGGATATGCCATACAGCCAGCTCAAGCATGAGAAAACCCCAACCAACAAGGTCGGCCAGGGCGATGAGATCCAAGCATTATTCTAGCCGACCAGCCGGAAGGGGCTCAGCATGAACTGCCAGAACTGCAAAACGATAACCGAAGAGGGGTGTTCGCTGTGCGAGACGTGCGAGATGCGCTTCGCAGGCACATTATTGCGCTTGGCGCGTGATGTCACGCCGTTGCATGACAGCCTCGACGCGACATTGCATCCGGGAGGGCATTCGCCCGTGCGCATCCAGACCGCCACTCCCCCGACACCGATACGCTTGGACGTGCTCGACCTGATTGACATGCTCGACGCCACGGCCCGTGAACTATGGCGCCGCCTCGACGGCATCGACGCACTCGACTGGCGCAAAGACAAACGCAACGAGGATCTGAAGGCCACGCTCATCGCATGCGCCGGACACCCCAGGCTCGCCACGTTCGCCGACGCGGGCTTCTACATGCACGTCGTTGACGGCATCGCCCGCAAAGTCGATACTGCGCTGGACCCGCCGGAGCAACGCCGCGAGATAGGTACCTGCGAACTATGCGAGACCATGCTCACCGCAGGAGCCAACGACCAGTGGGTCACATGCCCCGTATGCGGGCGCGAACAGCGAGCGCAGACCGTGAAACTGCGCAGGCTCAAGACATTGTGTTGGGATGATTCCAGGCGCGGGTCTGCGGCGGACATCGCCAAGGCATTCACCGACGCCGGAATAACCCTCAAGGCGTCGCGGGTACGCAAGTGGGTGGAGCGAGGCCAAGTCTCACGCACCCCGCAGGGGATCCCCTACAGTGATGTGTATCGGCAGGTCATCGCCGGCCAGCTTGACAAATGATTGTTTGTCACACACAATTGCAGTGGCAGAAGTGTCGAAAACCTCAGCTCATGTGGCTGGGTTTTCGCGTATCTATGCTTTGTTTTTGCGTGGTCTCCCCCCTCCGACACCACGTCCCGGACGTTGAGCGTTCCATTCATCGATGGTCTCAGGCAACCAGCCGCGCGTGCGCCCTATCGTGGCGTCGGGCTCAGGGAGCTTGAGGTTGAGCAAGCCGCCACTGGTGATGCCAAGGCGTTCTGCGACCTGTTTGACGCCGAGATATTCAGTCGCCATTGTCGCCGTCCTTGCCGTTGATGATTCCGGCCGCGAGACCCATGATTCCGGCCGCGAGACCGAAGCCGCCCGATACTATCGGGCTGCTGGACAGTGCGCCGACCAAGGCCACGGCACCGAATACCACGGCGACGATTCCGAAGATCAGTGATGTTCTCATGATGCGTTCTCCGATGGGATAGGATTGGCGGGAGGTTCCGGCTAATAGGTCTAGCCGGAACCTTTTTTACTTCTTGTGCTTCGGTCTTCGCTTGACTGCGATGGCTAGCGCGGCTGCGGCGATGACGTTGGCGATGATGCCGTTGATGACATCAAACCAATCCTTTGGGCTCATCGGATACCTCCTTTCTGCTGATATATCTACAGTAACACAACTACTATAGATATGCAAGGAGAGCACAACAAAACACGCCGAAAACTCCTGATATTTCAACCCCTCGCTAGCCCAACCAGCAGAGGCATCCGATTCAAGTCCGATACAGTCTCGGTTCGAATCCGAGGCGAGGGACACCTATTCTCCAATGATTGCGGGGTGACGGCATCATGGTCAGCTACAGCCGCCAAGTCCGCAAAGGCGGACGCCAATTCGAAAAAGACCGCAAGAAATTCTTCCTCGAATGCAAGAGCGAACACCGTCCATGCTGGCTCTGCGGAATGCCCATCGACTACGACGCACCACAGAACACCACAGACGACAGCTTCAACCTCGACCACTTCTATCCCGTCACCAAACGACCAGACCTGCAACACGACCCCGCAGGCTTCCGCCCATCACACACACAATGCAACAACCTGCGCGGCAACAAAGACCCAGCCACACCAATCGGCACACTCAGCAGACAATGGATCAAAACAGCATAGGAGCAACACAATCATGGACATCGACGAACCGGTCAAGACCGCATGCGGGCAAACACTGCGCGAAGCAACCGGCACCATCACACTCCACATCAGCGCCAGCCTCAGCGCGGACAACGTAAGCTATGACCTCGCCAGCGTCGACGCAGACCTACCAATCACAGTTGAAGTCGTCAACAACAACGGCACGATAATGCCGAAAGTTGATAGCGTGGGCTTCACACGAATCCTCACCGCAGGAATCAACGCATTCACCAACGCCATCAAAGCCTGACCACCGGGAGGGGCGGTAAAATCCCAAAACCGGCCGCCACCGGGACACTACCCGCATGGCCGCTCTTCCTCTCCCTCCGAAAAATATTCGATATTCGGCCGGGGTCGCGCGCGAAGGAGGTTCCATGCCGAAACAGTTTCCGCAGGAAACGGTGGCCGACGCATTGGAGCGTTCGCTGCGCAACGCCAAGCATCTGCGCGCGAAGGACGCAGCCACGGTCGCCGCCGCCCGGGCCCTTGCATGGAAAATCGACCATTGGGACGAATTGGCGGAACAGGCCATATCGGACGCCGAAGCGAAGGGAAAGGGTACCCGTCCGGCTGTGCCGCAGAACGACAATACCTCGCTGCCGACGTTCCTGAAATATTGCGCGGCTCTCGGACTGGTTCCCGAGGAGGAGGAGCCGGCGAAACCGGCGAGGGGCAAGGCCGCCAAGCCCGAGGCGACTCCGGTGGCGGATGAGCTTGAGGAGTATCTGGCGAAAATCAGCTAGGAGGCGTCATGGGCATCGGCGAAATCAACGACGATGCCCACGGCATCACCACGCCACGCATATTCACTCCCCCGCTGCGCGAACTGACGCCGGAAACATCAAACGGCTACGCGGTCATCGAGTTCGCCGAAAAGTTTCTCCACGTGCATCTTTTCCCGTGGCAGAAATGGCTGCTGATCCACGGGCTTGAGCTTCTGCCGGACGGCTCCTACCGGTTCCGCCGAGTTGTCACCGAGGTCGCGCGCCAGAACGGCAAGACCACGCTCATGAGCGTACTGTGCGCGTGGTGGCTGTTCGTCGACTCCGCTCGCCACCCGGAGTTGTCGCCGGCGTGGAAGTTTCTCGTGGTCGGTGCCGCGCAGACGTTGGATAACGCGCGCGCCCCATATCAGGCCGTATTGAACTGGTGTAATCCGAATCCGGCTTCCGAGGGCGAGGCCGCTCTTGCGGTTCCGGTTTTGCAAAAACGTGTGCAGCGCGTCAACAATTCGCACGGCGAGGAAGCGATCATCTGCCGGAACAAGGCGCAGTACATCGTGCGCGCCGACAAGAACATCCGTTCCAAGAGCGCCAGCCGCGTCGTGTTCGACGAGTTGCGAGAGCAGCACACCGACGATGGCTGGAACGCGGTCAGTCAGACCACGAAGGCCATCTGGTCCAGTCAGTTGTGGGGTATCTCTAACGCGGGCGACTATCGCAGCGTCGTGCTGCGCCGAGTCGTCGACGAGGGACGTGCCCTGGCGGATTCGTGGAACGCTTCGGTTGAAACCGGCAAGCAGTCGCCGGACGAATGGGCCGAGGAGCACGACCCATCCTATGGGTATTTCGAGTGGTCGGCTCCGGATAAATGCGAGCTGGATGACCTTGACGGTATCCGTCAGGCGAACCCCTCCATGGGTTATGGGCCGATGACTTTTCGTAGCATCTCGGCTGACATCAACGGCATGACCGAGGCCGCGTATCGCACCGAGGTCTTGTGCCAGTGGGTGACGGCGGACATCACGCCGTACATCAATCCGAAGCTGTGGAAGCGCGGCATCGACCCGAAGTCCTGTATCCCCGATGACGGGCGCGTGGTGCTTTCCGTGGATACTTCCGCCGATAGAGAGACCACGTATATCGCCGCCGCAGGCTACCGCGAGGATGGCCTGCCGCACGTCGAACTGATCGTGCGCCGTGACGGCATGCTCTGGGTGCCGAAGTACTTGAAGCTGCTTCGCGAGGCATGGCCGAACATCCATGAAATCGCCGTGCAGTCCAAGGGCTGCCCGGCGGTGGACTTCGCGGATCCGCTCGCGGAGGCCGGTTGGACGGTGCACCTCATCGAGGGCTTCCGCTTGGGAGCCGCGACCGGCCGTTTCCGCGACCGGGTGAAGGAAAACAAGCTCCGGCACCTCCCCCAGCCGGCCATCGAACAACAGGTGAACGTCGCCGTGACCCGCCGATTGGGTGAGGTCGAGGTGTGGGACCGGAACCAGAGCGCGATGCACATTTCCGGCCTCATCGCCGAAAGTCAGGCCTTGTACGCGCTCGAGACGATGAGCGGCGAGCCAGAGAAACCGAAATACGAGCCCTCGCACAACGTGCGAGTCACATTCTAGCCATCTTCCGAAGGAGCCGTGGATGGGATTTCTGAACAATCTGCTGCACGGCCCGGCCGTGCTGGCGATGAAGAACGCTGAACCGGAGACACCGACCATCATGGATTCGATGCCCGAGGCCATCAGCTGGCCCACCGACGCCGAATTCGCCGGCTATGCGAACGGCATGTACTGTCGCGAATACGCGGTCCGCGTTGTCGTGGACTTCATCAGCCGCCAACTCGCCTCCCTGCCGCTCAAGGTGTATCGGAAGAACGCGGACGGCGACGCGGAAGAGGTGCGCGACGGCGCACTGGCCAAGCTCATCCGCCATCCGAGCGATTTGCCGGGCATGAGCCGCTATAGGTTTTACGCGACTCTCATCCGTGACATGCTGCTCGAGGACAGGTGGTTGTGCACGCTCGGCAGCAATCGTGCGGGTGACGGGAATACGCTGCGCCGCATCCCCCCGGACGGATACAGTCTCACGGCGAACGGTTTCGGCGAGCTGACAGGTGTGACCATCAGCAGCGTCGCCGAGAACAAGGGCGGCACCTATCGGCTGCCGGATCCGCGAATCGTGCTCGACATCGGCTACATCGACGGCCTGAACCTCGGCGACCCGATCACCGACGTGCTGCGCCCCTTGCTCGCGGAGGCAAGGGTGATGGCGAAATACCGCAAATCGATAGCCGAAAACGGCTACCAGATACCCGCCTACGTGTACCGGCCCAAGGAAATGCCCTGGGAGTCACAGGCCGACTACGACGATTTCACCCAAGGCCTGCGCAACTACGTTGCAGGCGGCGGCATGGCCGGCACATGGCCGGTATTCAAAGACGGCATGGAGATCCGCACCGTCGACAACCTGTTCAAACCGGTGGACATGGCCGACTTGGAGGCACGCGAAAAAATCAACGAACAGGTGTGCCTCGCATTCCAAATCAGCCCAGAAAACATCGGCTTCCGCACCGGCACCAACAGCAACATCGCCGCATACAAGGAAAAGCTGTGGAACGTGGAATTGCTGCCGTATCTGGTGGCGTTCGAGGAGGCGTTGAACCTCACGCTGCCCGAGGCGGTGGGCGAACCGGACTGCTACATCAAGGCGAATTTGGACGCGAAGCTGCGCGGCACGATGGAGACCCAGTATCAGGCGCTCTCCACCGCCACCGGCCGTCCGTTCATGACCACCGACGAGGCGCGCGAACTGCTCGACCGGCCGAAACTGCCGGGCGGCGACCAGTTGATAACCCCGCTCAACGTGAGCGAGGGCGGTCAGCCCAGCCCGCAGGACGGCGGACAGACGCAGAACGCGCAGCAGGGCGCGAGTCCGAACGGCAAGCAGATGCTCGCCGAATTCAAACGCCTCTACACGTATGACGCCGGTTTCCGCGCGTCATGGGACTCGATGACGAAGGGAGAAACCTCAGATGAGTCTTGATTATCTCGGCTACGAGCTCAAGGAGCTCAAGGCCACCGACAACAGCGGCGGAGGAGTGTTCTCCGGCTACGCGAGCACGTGGGAGAAAGACCTGTACGACGATGTGATCGTCAAGGGTGCCTTCGAGCAGACCTTATCCGCTGACTTCAAGGCGGGCGGCGCGGGCATTCCGATTCACTGGCAGCACAAGGACGGCTCTCCGAACGATGTGATCGGGGAGACGTTGAGCGCCGTGGAGGACGAGCATGGCCTGCTCATCACCGCGAAGCTCGACACCGACATCGCGGAGGGCAAGCGAGCCTACGACCTGCTCAAGCGTGGCCTCATCCACCAGATGAGCATCGGTTTCATCGCCGAGAAGACCGCGTGGGTCGAAAGCGAGGAGGCGAAGAGCCCTTGGGACGGCTACCGGGAGATTCGCCAGCTCAAACTATTTGAGATCAGTCTCGTGCAGGTCGCCGCCAATCAGGGGGCCGAGGTGCTCGAGGTCAAGGCCGGCCGGGCCATAAGCAAGGCGAACGAGGACAAGATTCGCACGGCCTACGAGGCATTGGGCGAACTGCTTGATTCCATCACCGAAACCCCCGACGATGACGACACCGACGATTCCAAACCCGATGACGAGCCGGACGACGATACGCCGGACGATTCGGACAAGCCCGAGCCGGACGACGGCAAGGCGAAAAAGAGTTTTGACCCGCAGTGGGCCAAGGAAATCAGCGACTTCCTCTCGCTGGCAAACAACCAATAGAAAGGATGATCCATGGGTTACATGGAGAAGCTGGCCGCCGAGAAGAAGGCGGTCAAGGCCCTGTACGACAAGGGCATGGAGAACCTCACCGATGATGAGGCGACCGAACTGAAGAACCGCTTCGAGGAGGCCAAGCGTCTTCAGGAGCGCGTCGACCTGTTCAAGGGCGTGAACGACCTGAACGTGGACGATGTGAAGCCCGAGGCCAAGACGGCTCCCGCCGCCAAGACGCTGGGCGACTTGTACGCGCAGGAGCTGAAGAAGGCCGGCATGACCGTCATCGGCACCAAGGCGCACCCGTTCGCTTCCAGCGAGTTCAAGGCCGCGACCGACATGCACGTGGCGGGCACCGGTACGGCTGGCACCGGATACCAGCCGGTCGTCACCCAGATCGACATGAACGGCGTGTGGCCTTACGAGCGTCCGCTCGTGGTCGCCGACCTGTTCGGCTCCGTCACCCTGAGCGGCAACGCCAACACCGTGGAATACCCCGTCTATGGCGCGCTCGAGGGCGGCGCTGGAACCGTGGGCGAGGGCGGTGCCAAGCCGCAGACCCATCTGCCGGCCCCCCGCTGGGAGTCCGACAGCCTCAAGGAGGTCGCCGCCTGGTGGAAGGTCACCGACAACATGGCCGAAGACCTCTCCTACATCGTCTCCGAAATCAACAACCACGCCCGCTACAACCTGCAGCTGCTGGAAGAGACCCAGCTGCTGTCCGGCAACGGCTCCGATGCGAACATCAAGGGTCTGCTCTCCCGCGACATCCAGAAGATGGTGCAGGACACCGACTCCGACCCGGACCGCATCTTCAAGGCCCGCACCAAGATCGCGCTGGCCACCGGTTTCCGCGCGGACGCGCTGGTCATCAACCCCGCCGACTACGAGGCCATTCGCCTCTCCAAGGACGCGAACGGCCAGTACTACGGCGGCGGCTACTTCAACGGCCAGTACGGCAACGGCACCATCATGCAGGATCCGCCGCTGTGGGGCCTCAAGACCGTGGTCACCGAGGCCATCGCCCAGGGCACCGCTCTGGTCGGCGCGTTCAAGCTCGGTGGCGCGGTCATCCGTAAGGGCGGTCTGCGCGCCGAGTCCACCAACTCGCATTCCGATGATTTCACGAACGATCTCATCACGTTCCGCGTGCGCGAACGCCTCGGCCTGCAGGTCAAGTACCCGAAGGCGTTCGTGTCCGTCGCCCTCGGCAAGAAGGCCAAGTGAGGTGACCGCCGATGAGTGACGCAACCAAGGTGCTGCAGACCGGGGTCGATACCGGTGATGGCAGCACGTATCCGCAGCCGGTGGTCGTGGTCGACGCCGCCGGCAATCCCATCGACCTGACCAAGGCGAACGGTGCGGCCATCACCTCGGTGACGGCCGTGGCCCTCGCCGCCGGCGCGGCTCCCACCGCGACGCTCGCGGATGGCGTGCTCACGCTTGGCATTCCGGCCGGCGCGAAAGGCGGCAATGGCGATCCGGGGCCAGCCGGCAAGAATGGTGCTCCCGGTGCCGCCGGCGTGGGCGTGAAGTCGATTTCCCTGACCAAGAACTCCGACAATGCCATCACCGGCGGCACTTGGGTCGGCACCGACGACAAGTCGCACGCCTTCACCGTGGCCTAACGTGAATCGACTGGAGGCGAACGATGGCCGATGAAACCATTCCCGACATCATCACCGACCCGTCAGGCTTCGACGCTGACGGCGAGTTCTGGCTGAAGGCGGCGCAGGCGGCCATCCGTCGCACGTGCGGCTGGCATATCACGCCGAACATCGAACTGTCGGGCGTGGTCAATTCGCGGGGAGGCAAGGTGATTCGCCTCCCCGCACGCCATGTCACGTCGGTGGATGAGCTGACCGATATCGCCGGCAACCGGCTGCACTACGCCTACGACCCCGCCACGGGTTTGGTGGAATGCACCGCCGGCGTTTTCCCGGCCGGCGTGGCCACGATACGCTACCGCATCCACGCCGGTTATGCGCCGGACGAGGTGCCGGATGTACAGGGGGTGCTCATAAACGCGGCGAAACGGGCCAGCAGCGCAGCCGCCGGCATCGTCCAATCCCAGTCGGTCAACGGCAGCAGCGTCACCTACAACGTGACCCTGATGGCCGACGAGCTGGCGAAACTCGACCGGTACAAGCTGGGAGCATTGCCGTGAGCATCATCGATGACATCAACGCCTCCGGCCTGCCTGCGGCCACACGGTTCGTGCGGCTGCGCGCCTCACGCAAACCCGACCCGTACAATCCCGCGCAGACCACCGAGGACTGGACGAAACCCGTCGAATTGGAAGTGCGAGGAGCTTTGGCTTCGAGCAGTTCGACTCGCACGCCCGACGTTTTGGACGTGCAGACCACGTCGACTGCGGTGCTCACCGTGGCCGACCCGAACGCGGACATCCGGCTTGGTGACCGTATCCGCCCCGAACCGGCCGATGGCCGCATGTGGGAGGTCAGCGGCTTCCCCAGCCGCGATGCCAACGCCTTTACCGGCTGGCAGCCCACATTGGAAGTCCAGCTCACCGAGTGGAAGGGGTAGCCGATGGCCGGAAGCGGACAGACCAGCATCAAGTTCAACGACGCGTTTTTCGACCAGATCCTCAACTCGGCCGGCGTCAGGGCCCTGACCCGTGGAGCCGCCGAGAAGGCGCTCGGAGCGGCCAAGGCCAACGCGCCAGTGGATACGGGAGCCTACCGCGACGGCCTGCAGGTCGAGGCCGTCCAACGCGCGCACCGCACCACCTTCATGGTGGTCGGCCATGATCCGAAGACCATGCTGGTCGAATCCAAGACCGGCAATCTCCGCAAGGCGTTGAAGGCGGCGAAGACATGACATTGATACTGCCTCCCGACATGGAGGCTTTCCTCTGTGATTACCTGCGCACTCATATCACCGATGTGGATGGTTTGCAGGTGGGCAGCAAGAAGCCTCCCGACTATCAGGGCGCGTATCCGCTCGTCACCGTCCGGGACGATGGCGGCAACGCTGACGGGCTCGGCCATTTCGACCGAAGCATCGGCGTGAACGTGTACGGATGGAGTCGACAGGCCGAGAAGCCATGCAAGACTCTCGCCCGTCGCGTCTACGCGACGCTCACCGAACATCCGGCCATCGCCCTCGCCAAGGGCTCGCCAATCGTTTCCGTGGATGATTCCTCGTGCAACGGCCCATACCCGGTGTCCGACGATTCCGACACCGCGCACTACTACCTGATCGTCGAATATTCGACGGTCGGCGAACACTAACCAATCCCTTAACCGTTTTCCTAGGCCCTACACAATGTGTAGGGCCTTTTCGTTTGAAAGGACATGGAATGACAGCAGACAACCAGGGCAACGACCTTAATGCCGTCAAGAACGTACTCACGTCGAAGATCATCGTCGCCCCCTATGTGGCAGGCAAGACGCTGACCGCCTCGCAGATCGCGCCCAGCGTGGCGGACCCGATCACCGAACTCGGCGACGTGTTCGGCTCCTCCTCCGCCACAGTTGGCCTCATCACCAGCGACGGAGCACCGCAGGACTCCCGCGACGGCGACGACGCCACCGAATTCCACCAGCCGGGCTACACGCTCAACGCCGACCCGACGCTGACGCTCGCGTTCACCGCCGCCGAGGACAACGACCTCACCCGCCTCATGACCATCGGAAAGCCCGATGAAACCGGCGTCTACCACGTCAAGGACATCATCCAGGACACCAAATGGTTCGCCTATCAGGAGACCATCTACAAGTCCGGCCGCAAACGCCGTCGTCTCGGCGTCATCCAGATCACCGGCAACGAGCCGGCGCAGGATACGCGCGGCGAGGTGTCCGGCCTCTCGCTGACCGCCACATGGCAGCTCGATCCCGCCGTAGACGGCGGCAACAGCCGCTACCTGCAGTCCTACGCGGCGGTCTGACAACGATTCCCTCCCCGCATGACCTCTCTCCTGTCGGCATGCGGGGAGCCCCAACACCAACGACGGGAGAAACACGTATGACAGGAGAACCATCATGGCAAAGCAGCAGAACACGGCACCCTCGATCGCCGAATTCGATGATTGGGACGAGACCAGGGAGGCCGAGGCCCTCGCCGAGGTCGCCAACCAGGTCAAGGTGCGCCACATCATCAAGAACAACGAATACTGGGCACTGACACCCGGCGGCACCGTCTACAAACTGCCCCTCTATCTTTCCATCGCCGACTTCGAGGCCCTGTCCGGCGCTTCCACCGACACCGACAGCCTCGACCAGGTCAAACGCATCCTCACCGTGTTCGCCGGAGACGAGCAGGCCAAGCAGCTCGAAAGGGAGCCCATGCAGGTCGCGTTCAACCTCATCCAGGACTACGGGGAGACGCTCGCCAAATCACAGGGCGTCGAACTGGGGAAATCGCCGACTTCTGCCGAATCCTCAACTCCGATGACGGAGTAAAGGTCCGAGCGGACTTCGCCCGATTCGGGTGGAGCATCGAACACGATCTCGGCCGGCGTCTCCCCTACCGTGACGCCATCGACCTGTACACGGCGCTGTGCGGCGACCCGTCCTCCTACACGGGAGCCTCGCTCATCGGCCTCATGTTCCCCATGAGCGCCACCGACATCACCGTATTGCAGTTCCTCGGCGCTTCCACGCTGCTCGGCGACGTGGACGGCGAACCCGAAACGGACGAGCCCACCGCCGAGGAGATCCACGAGGCCGAAACGCATATGAGCAAGCTCTTCGGATAAACAACCATCAACTAAGAGGGGAGTCGCCTTATGGCTTTCGGATCGGAAGTGGGAACCGGCCACGTGTCGATATTCCCCTCGATGAAGGGCTTCCGCAGCGCGGTCGACAAGGAGATGCGGGGGGCCGGCAAGTCCGGTTCCAACCGTTTCTCCCAGGCGTTCGGCAACGGTTCGAAAATCGGCAAATCGTTCGGCGGCAGCTTCAAAAAGGCATTCGGTTCGAGCGCCCGGGGCGTCGCCGACGATGTGCTGAAACCGTTGAAGCGTGACGCGGCGCAGGCGTCCTCCAAGGCCAGCGCCGCGCTCCTGAACTACCGTCAGGCCACGGTCGACGTGCAGCAGGCGCAGGAGAGGCTCAACTCGGCCATCGCCAGATACGGGTCGGATTCGACTCAGGCGCAGACCGCCTCCATCAATCTCGAAAAAGCCCAGTTGCGTCAGGCCACCGCTCTCGACAAGTCCAACGACGCCGCCGAACGGCTCGCGGACGCGAAGAAGGCGCTCAAGGCCGCCGAGGACGAACTCGCCAAGGGCACCAACACCGTATCCGGTTCCATGAAGACGATGGCAAGCTCGTTCTCGGCTGGATTCTCGAGCATCAGCCGGGGCCAATCCACCTTCACCGGACTCTCTGGAGCGCTCGGCAGCCTCGTGCGTAGCCTGCTCGGCGTAGACGCCATTTGGAAACCGCTCGGCTCCAAGATAGCCGGATTCGCGAACAAGGCCGTATCCTCATTGAGCGGTTTCGCCGTGCAGGTCGGCGCGAAAATCCAAACCGGACTCAAGGGAGCCATCAGCGCCGCCCAGCAAACCCTCAAAGGCTGGGGCGGCAGCATCGCAGCCACCGTGTCAGGCATCGCCAAACCAATCGGCGCGGCAATCACCGCATGGACGCAACCGATTCGCGACTGGGGAAGCAGAACCGGCAACACCATCAAAACGGCAGTCGCTACTTGGACCGCACCCATCCGCTCATTCGGCGGCAAAATCGGCTCCGCCATCGGAGATGCCGCAGGAAAAGTAGGGCAGAAACTCGCACCGGTAGCCAACGTAGCCAAGAACTACTTCGGCAACATCGCCACCGCCGCCGGAGCCGTATGGTCCAAACTCCCAGCCGGAGCACAGACCGCCGCCGGGGCAATCGGCAGCACGCTCGGCAACCTCGCCTCCAGCGCAGGCAACTCGTTCAAAAACCTCGCCCAAAACGCGGTCGCCCATATCAAGGGCCTCGCCACGGGAGCGGTCGCCGCCATCGGAGCAGGTGTGGCAGCCATCGGCGGCACGCTGGTGGCCACCGGCAAGCAGGCGTTGGGCGCGTATGCCACGTGGGAGCAGGCGGTCGGCGGCGTCGACACCCTGTTCAAGGGCGCTTCCGGCACTGTGCAGAAGTACGCGGCCGAAGCGTACAAGACGGCCGGCGTCGGCGCGAACGACTATATGAACCAGGTCACGAGCTTCGCGGCCTCGTTGGTCAGTTCGCTTGGCGGGGACACCGCCAAGGCCGCAGAGATGGGCAATCAGGCCATCATCGACATGTCGGACAACGCCAACAAGATGGGCACCGACATCCAGACCATCCAACAGACGTATCAGTCGCTTGCTCGCGGCAATTACGCGATGCTGGACAACCTCAAGCTCGGCTACGGCGGCACCAAGACGGAAATGCAGCGGCTCATCGCCGACGCGAACAAGCTGCCGGGCGTGATGAAGGAAGGCAACGACCTTTCCATCGATTCGTTCGCCGATGTGACCGAGGCCATCAGCCGAGTGCAGAAGAGCCTCGGCATCAGCGGCACGACCGCCAAGGAGGCGGCGACCACCATCGAGGGGTCCGTGAACTCGATGAAGGCCGCATGGCAGAACTGGCTCGCCGGACTGGGCAACGAGAACGCCGACATGGGCGCTCTCAGCCAGCAGCTCGCCGACTCCATCGGCACTGCGTTGAAGAACATCCTGCCCCGCGTGAAGGTCATCGCCCAGAGCGTCGTCAAAGCCATCCCGAGCCTGTTCTCGGATCTGGTGACGCTCCTGCCTGAACCGTTCCAGAACGCGATCAACGCCATCGGCAGCGTATTCAACTGGCTCGGCGAGATATTCAAACCCGTGCAGAGCGCCATCGCCCCTCTGATAGCTGCATTCATGGCCCTCGGAGCAGGCGGCATCGCACCATTGCTGTCCAAGATTCCGTTGCTCGGCGGGGTGCTCGGCGGATTGTCCGGCCCGTTGAGCGCGTTGGGCGGACCCATCGGCATCGTCGTCGCAGCGTTGGGCACGCTCATCGCCACGGTGCCGGAACTGCGCAACGCCTTCGGCACGCAGGTCACCGGCGCGTTCAACCTGTTCAAGAACACGATCGCGGGAATGAAGCCGACGTTCGATGAGTTCGGCAAAAGCCTGCAGGACATGTTCAAACAGGTCATGCCGGTGATCACCGCTTCTGTCGCGGAGCTCATCACAGTGTTCGGCGACATACTCCAGTCGCTGGCACCGCTCATCCCGACGATCATCGAACCGCTCATGAACGCGCTCAGATCGCTCATGCCGCTCATCGGCCAGCTCGTGTCCAGCCTGCTGCCACCGTTGGCGGACATCATCGCCGCGCTGCTGCCGGTCGCCTCGCAGATCGTGTCGATGATAGGCCAAGTCATCAGCCAGCTCGCCTCCGCGCTCGTCCCGGTAATCCAGCAGGTCATGGATTTCGTTAGCCAGCTGGTCACCGCCATCACGCCGCTCATCCAACAGCTCGTGCCAGTCATAACCGATGCGGTCTCGGGCATCACAGGCATCATCCAACAGCTGATGCCGGTCATCCAGAGCATCATCAGCGTGGTCGGCTCGGTAGTGAGCGCAATCATCGGATTCATCACCGGTACGTTGTTGCCTGCGGTGCAGGCGATGCTCCCATATGTGTCGGGTGTCATCGACGGCATACAAGGCGTAATCCAGGGCGTGGTCGGCGTTATTTCCGGTGTCATCAGCATGGTCACCAACCTCATCAACGGCAACTGGTCGGGAGCTTGGAACAGTTTCAAATCGATTCTTTCCAACGCGGCCGGAGCGGTCGGCGGCTTGGCGTCGGGCATCGTGAGCGCCATCAAGGGCGTGTTCGCCGGAGCTGGCTCGCTGCTCAAAAACGCCGGCTCGCAGCTCATCAGTGGTCTGTGGAACGGCATCAGCGGTGCCATCGGCGGATTGTACGACAAGATCAAGGGCGCGCTTTCCGGACTGGTCGATAAGGCGAAGGAAGCGCTCGGCATCCATTCGCCGTCCCGCGTGTTCCGCGACGAAGTCGGCCGCTACATCCCGCCCGGCATCAGCGAGGGCATTGACAAGGCCACCCCCGCATTGCAGCGTGACATCGCGAAGCGGATGCAGGGTGTCACGGCCGCCGCACAGTCGGCATTCCAGCCGATGACGTTGCGCTCCGCCATTGGTGTGGAGGGCTCCGCCCCATTGCCTGAAACCGGGAATGGGCTCGCAGACCTCGCGTCGATGCTTGTGGAGCTTCGCGGCCTGCGCTCCGACCTGCAGGCATTGCACGGTGATTTGGGGCCGACCATCGCTAAGTACACGCCATCCATGACCATCCGCGAAGAGAAGCGCAGGCTTGGTCTCGTCTAAAACAGGAGGACAGTCATGCAGTCGATGACCTACCGGCGAGGCGGAGGATCAAGCCGCGCCGTTTCGGCTGGGGCCGTTGATCTCATCGACCCGGCCGGTCTCATGGTCAAACGCATCGAGAGCCTGCGCACGCACGCATGGGAGGTGGAGTTGGCCGCGCACGGCATTGACTCCGCCTCCCTCAACGCGTCAAGCGTCCAATTGGAGGCCACATGCGCCGACCTCAACGTGCTGGACGTGGCGAGCGAACTGTTCGACGCGGACGTCAAGGCCGTGGCGTCATCCCGCAGCAAGGACGACGCCGGCCTGCTCACCGTGGACGGCTGGTCGCAGACCGCGCTCATCACCGGCATCGAACCATCCTATGATCCGCCCGGCCCCGCGAAGTACGCGCTCACGGTCGCATTGCTTGACGGCCTGTGGCACAAGCGTGACGACGTGCAGCATTTCTGGTCGGATGCGCTGCAACCGGGCCTCGACCTTGATTACCCGCACGATTACCCTCACGACTACCTGCCGACGGCACGAAACGCTTCGGTCGTGAACGATGCCGTCTCGCCGATGCCGTTCGAACTGGTGGTCTACGGGCCGGTCTCACAGCCAGCCATCATCATCGGCGTCAACCGGTATGAATTGCATATGGACATCCCCTCGGGCTCGTATGTGACCGTCAACAGCGTGGAGGGACAACGAAGCATCGTCATGACCGCAGAAAACGGCGACACCACGAACGTGTTCGACAAGGGCGAACGAGGCAGCGGCATCAACGGCGGCACTTATATTTTCCAGCCGTTGCCGGCCGGAGAACACCAGGTGCAGTGGAACGGCTTCGGCTTTGACCTGACCGTGATCCAGGAGAGGAGCACGCCGTCATGGTGGATCTGATTATCACCGATTCCAAGCACGTCGATGTCCGTTCCGCCGTCGACTACACTCTGGATTGCGCGTGGGGCAAGGAGGAAAACGATTTCGAACTTGTCGTGAGCGGCGCGTCCACCATCGATGCGGGTGCCTATATCTACATCGACGGCAGCGAATGCGGTGGCGTGGTCGATGCGATGGAAGACCAGCTCACTGCCGGCGTCAGCACCCTCACCTACTCGGGGCGCACGTGGCACGGCGTGCTCGCGAACAAGATCCTCGAGCCGGATAGGGGCAGGGATTATCTCACAGTGAGCGGTACGGCCAGCACGGTCATCGGCTCGCTTATCAGCCGTGTCGGGCTTGATTCGGTGTTCGACGCGGTTGTACCGCCTGACGGCAGTGGCGACCCGACCATCAAACAATACCAGTTCGACCGGTACACGGACTGCTATACGGGTTTGCGGAGGATGTGCGAGGCCAGCGGGCTGAAGCTCAGGCTCGCTTATGCGTCTGGCCGGGTCAACATTTGGGCTGAGCCGGTTGCGCATTACGGCGATGCGATTGACAGTGACCTCATCGATTTCGACGCGACCCGCACGTGGAGGAAACCGAATCATCTCATAGGCCTAGGCAAGGGCGAGGGTGCCGGTCGAACGGTCGTCCACTGGTATGCGGACGCGAAAGGCAACGTGAGCCAGACGCAATCACTGCGCGGTGTGGATGAGATAACGCAGGTCTACGACTATTCGAGTGCCGAGACCGCCGAACTGAACCAGAAGACCCGTGAGAAACTACAGGATCTGCAATCCGAGGGTGATGTGAGGGTCACCGTCCGTGACGACGCGAATGTGGTGTTCGACGTGGGCGACACCGTGACCGCAAGGGATAATCTCACCGGCATCACCGTCAACGCGACTATCAGCAAGAAAATCGTCAAGGTCTCGGGCGGCGTGATGTCCGTCGATTATGAGGCCGAGTAAACAGTAAGGAGCCGATTATGGCGCGTATCGACAATGCGACGGTCATGCAATGCGACCGGTGCGGCAGAAACAAATGGTACAAGGACTTGGACGATCCGGATATCAAGACGTGGTACAACGTCAACCGGCTGGACTCCACCGGCACGGGCCACGACTACCTGTTCTGCGACCAGGATTACAAGGAATACGCGAACAAGCTCAAGGACTTTGATAACAGCTTCGACAGTTGGATGCAGAACGGAGGCAAGCAGAATGGTTGAACTCGTCACCGGGCACGCGAACAAGGCTCACGCCACGGCGGAACAGGCCGCTGGTTTGAACGCCGGCATTCTCGGCTTGGATGATTATGTGCTCAACGTGCATGACAAGCTCAAGATCACGGTCGTTTCGGCGAACAAGGTGACCATCGGCACGGGCGAGCTGGTCATGCAGGGCCGTCACGTCAGCCAAGGCACGCCCGAGGACCTGATTGTCACCAACGGGTCGCAGGGTCAGAAACGCAACGATCTCATCGTATGCCGCTATGCGAAGGGCTCGCAGAACATCGAGAGCGCGAAACTGGTGGTGGTCAGGGGCACGCCCACCACGGGCACGCCCACGGACCCGGCGTTGAACACGACCAGCCCGTTGGACGGGGGCACCACCTACGACATGCCCTTGTACCGCATCCCGTTGGACGGTATCACCATCGGCACACCGGTCCCCTTGTTTAACGTGTTGAAGCCGATGAGCGACGTGTGGGATTCCCTAACCCCTGTCACGGGCCAAGTCAAGATGCCGTACTCCGACAGGTATATCACTCTGGTTCGTGTCGGCCGTATTGTCACCGCCTGCGCGTATATCACGCTGACAAGCAATTTCACTCAGGTCAGCAACGTGTCCGTCAACGAGACAATCCCGAAGGGTTTCAGACCGTCCGGCGATTCCCGCGCGGTCATGCGCGGCACCGACAACAGCGGCGCGACCAGTTTCTACCTTTACGGCATGCCGGAGGGGAAAATGGTGTTGCACGGCACCGGATATACCAGCCGATTCGTCGGTATATCCGGCTGTTGGATTACCGCGTAGCTTTCCCTAACCCAGCGTTCTACGACGTGGCGAGTACCTTACAGCAGCGACAGCATTTTGCTTACGCGCATCGGTGATATCTGTTTCATGGGTGGCAACGTAAAATTCAACAGTAGCGGGCAGAACAATTACACGAAGGCTCAGGAGAAGCTCCCCGAAGGGTATCGACCCGTCATCGTCAATACGCCCGTGGCCGTTTTCGGTGGTGAAACGACATTCATCTGTTACGGCGAGGCCAATGGCACCGTCACGATGCTCGGCAACCCGAACAGCGCGTACGCGGGATGCACCGGCGTATGGAGGACCGCCGACCCGATGCCCGCCGCATAGCTTCGGGACACTGGCTCAGGCGGTTGCACTGTCTTGCAGTGACCCCACGGGGTCATAGCGCGTATGAGACGGTCATGCCGAACGCGTTCGTGCCCTGCGTGCCACCCTGATTGGTGTAGGTCATGGTGCCGTTGGCGTTCACGTCGATGGTCTTCTGGTTGGCCCCGTCGCGTCCGCCGTAGGAGAAGTTCAAGTCCATCGGGGGACGCCATCCTTCGGGCAGGGTTCCGAAATTGCCGGTGTTCCACGAGCCGGACGCCGACAACTTCCAGTCGATGCGCAACGTGACGAGCGAGCCGCGACGGTAGCCTTTGACGGTACCGTAAGTGGAGTTAATCAGCGTCAGCACTTCGGTCTGGGTTAGGGAAAACTATTGCCTGTTCCAGATTGCGATCCAGCTTCCGAATATCGCGACCCTCCCGCACCAGCGGTTGTCTTTGGTGTTCCACAGGCGGAAGCGTATCTGGTTTACGTCGCTGGTATCCCAACGTTGTGCGGTGTACTCGCCGGCCTGGTCGAAACCAGTGCCGAACGGCCCAATCGTGTAGGCCGCGTAATCGGCTTTCTTCCCGTTTGGGGATTGGACGTTGATGTAGAATGTGCCGTCATCATTCGTGGTGACGGTATGGCCTCCGCACAGAATATACGGCATTCGGGTTAGGGAATCCCCTCAGGCTATCAAGGCTCGCTCCCAGAGGCGTTGCGCGTCTCGCAGGGCTGAGATATCCGGTTTGAGGTAGTACTTTGCGGTGGTTTTGATGTCGCTGTGTCCGAGCATTTTGCTCACGATGGCGATGTCAGCCCCGGCGGCCAGAGTGTTCGTCGCCCATGAGTGGCGCAGGTTGCGTGCGGGCACGTGCGGCAGATCATGCCGCTTGCAGTAGGCCTTGTATTGGCGTGCGGCTTGCGGCGGGGTGAGCGCACCGATGAGTCGGCCCCCCTCGCGTGGCCTGAGCTCGCGCAATCGTTTGACCGCGAAGCGCGGCAACGGGAGCGTGCGGCGGGACAGTTCGGTTTTAGGCGGCACGACGACCTCATGGCCGCTCACCCATTGCAAACCGCGCTCGATATGCAGGACGCCTGCGCGCAGATCAATGTCACTCCACTCCAAACCGTACCCCTCTTCGGTGCGCAGGCCGCATGAGACGGCGCAGATAAGCCACGCCTCAAGCGGATGGTCGTAAAAGCCCTGCAACAGCGATCGCTGCTGACGGATGCCCAATATCACCGGCTCGTAATGCGGCTTGGCCGGCAACTGGATATCGCGTCTCGTGATATCCACGTCCAAGAGATTCCAGCGGATAGCCCGCCTCAGTATCGCGCGTAGTACGGCCCATGCCTTGCGCGCCGCGCCCGAACTGGCGAACCCGACGAGCCACTTGTCCACCAATTCAACGCTTATCGATTCCATCTGCATTGCGCCGAACCTCGGGGCCACGTGCAACCGCCACGCCGACTCATAGCCGACACACGTGGACTCACGCAGATTCGCCGTGCAATACGGCCAAAACCGGCCGTTCCAAAACTCTCGTAACAGCATTTTCAACCTCCGAAAACCCACACGCCCGTTGGCCTATCCAACGGGGACGAACGTGTGGGTTTTCCCACCGTAAAGGAGCTTTCCAATGTCTTTGCTCGCTCACATCGTCGATTGGCTCGTGCCTTTTATCTGTGGCGGCGTGGCCACGGTTTTGGGCCTGATGTGGCGGTGGGGCAAAGCCATGGTCAACGGCCTGCGCGAGCTCCTGCTCTGCCAGTTGGAGGACCTGCGCCGGGAAATGGTCATCGAGCACGACGGAGTGGCGGACGAAGACCTCAAATCACGCTCCCAACGCCTCTACGACAGCTACCACAGCCTGGGCGGCAACGGCCACGGGACATCGCTCAACAATGACATCCAATCCGCGCCGATAGCGCCACGACAGTCCTGACCCACGACCGTGGGCCACAAACAATATCCATCCCAGAGAAAAGGGAAACATGGTCAACAATTTGAAACGTCATCCCAAGCCCTCGCTGCCGGACGAGCTTCGCCCGGACGTGGCCCCCGAAACAATCGAATCCAATAAGGAGGAACAGTAATGACCCAAATCCATATTTCCATCAGGAAGCCGAAGACCGGAGGCTTGGACCCTGTCACCGGCCTGATGAGGTTCCGCCCGGTGCGTCGTCACTTCGACGCGGCGAAGAATCTTATTATCGCGGCCTCGTTCGACGCGAATCTGTCCGAAACGGGTGAGCTGACGGTTGACCTGCTGCCTACGACTCCTGCGTTTGTGTGGCAGGTCGTGGAGTTGGCTGATTCGCCGCAGGCGTACACGCGTTACGTCGAAGTGCCGGACTCCCAGGCCAGGGTCGAATACGCGGACCTTGTGGAGGTTGACGCCGCCACGTTCGTACCGAAGGATATGGCCGGCTCCCAACTGCTGAAGGTTCGCCACGCTTCCACCCAGTCGGAGGCGGAGACACTTTCCGCACAATACCCGGACGAGCTGGTGTTCTTCGACGAAACCGCCACGACCGCGAAGGCCGCTGCGGCCATGAGCACGTTGGAGTCCATCACGGCCGAAGCGCAGACGAACGCCGCGTTGGCTAGGAGCGCCATGCTGAGCGCCCGGTCCTCGGCTGATTCCGCGACCGCCACCCAGTCCGATCTGGATGTCCTCGCGTCGAATGCCAGTATGGCGGCGGCTTCCGTCGCCAATGATTCGCAGACCGTGGCCGACACCGCCAACGCGGTTGCGGCGAAGGGCGAATCGGCTATCGCCGCCATCGATTCGACGGTGCAGGCGGTCAAGGACAAGGCGGATGCTGCGGCTTCCGAACTGCCCTCCACCGGCACCACCGAAGGCACCACGGGGGGAACCGGCAAGGACTCCGCCGGGGAGACGCCAGCCGGAACCGTGTCGGAGGAGCCCGCAGCCAAGGCCACTGTGAAGGGGGCCTGATCATGCCAGCCTTTTACGCCGGCAAACGTGTCGGCAAACCATTATTGAACGGCCACACGTACAACGCCCTATTCAACGGCAAACTCGTATGGCCGCTGGACAAGGACACGGTGGTCTCCATCGAGATCACGGATGATAAGGGCAAGCCGCTGCCCAAGTCGCTGGCCGTGTCCGGCACTTTGAAACTGGGGGCGAAGGCCACGTATGCGGACGGTCATGTTGGCGACCTGCTGACCACCAAGGACGTGACGTTCACAAGCCGGGACACTTCCACCGCCATGGTTTCGGGCAACACGCTCACGTGGAGGCATGGCGGCACGATTCTCGTCACGGCCACTGTCAACGGTTTCACCAGCGCCGCCGCGTCGATCGCCTCCGCCTACGCGCCCGAGTCCATCAAGGTCACGGACGATTCCGGCAAACCCATCGACAACATCACCCTGCGTGTGGGAGAGGAAAAGTACCTCCAGGTGCGTGTCCTGCCCACGGAAGCGTCGCAGGAATTCACCCCCACGGTCAAGGATCGGACCATCGCGACCACGGCTTGAAACGAGCGGAACACGAACGCGCCGACGATGATGGGTGCCTTATCCCCGTGTCCACGACACCACCATCGGCGCGGACATCACCCCGGTCCTACGAAAACTCTCACAAACAAGCCCAACCATCGTGTGGAGCTTACCTCATAGAAAGGAAACCTAACATGGGTGGAATACGAGTCACCGGACTTCTGATGGGTTCGACCAGTCTCGACATCAAGGCCGGCTCCGTCACCAAGACCATCCCGGTCACCGTCAAATCCCGCAACCTGCTGTCCTATGGTCCCGCGTCGGGCAACGGGTTGACCGCCACCGTCAACAGTGACGGGTCATTGCACGTCACCGGCACCGCCACTAGGCAATGGCGCGGCTTGTCGTGGACGTTCCCATGCCTGGTACAGGGCACCGTGAAATTCAGCGTCACCGGTGGTATCTCCGGCTTGGTCTGCAACGTCAAATGCCTCGACGCCAACGACAATCAGCTTGGAGAACAGATAAACACCACTAACAGTGTCATGGCAATCCCTGCCGGCACCGTCAGCCTGTTCCTCAACGTCATCTCCGCCGAGACCACGCCCACCGCGAAGGACAGCGACATTCGCGTCCAATTGGAATCCGGCGACACCGCACACGATTGGATGAAACCCGACAACACAAGCCTTAAGGGGGGGGGCTATGAACTAGCGAACCTGTATCCGCGTGTCACCGGACTGCCTAAAACATTAGGCACCGACCCGGGTGTCGTGGTTACGGAACCATCGCCGGGCACGTACCGGTTCAAAGGCTCCACCACGACAGGGGCCGGCTCGTGGAATGACTTGACCAGTGTGGTGCATGTGGATGCGGGAACGTACACGATGGACGCCACGGACTGGCCGCTGGGCAACGATTCATGGCTGATGGGCATACAAGCCCATATCTCCCACGACGACGGGAGCGAAGGAGCAAGTGTGTTCGAACCTCGTAACTATGGGCCGAAAACCTTGAAGGCCGGCACTCTCCAATGCAACATTTTCGTCAACACCACGGGCGAGGTCGATAAGACGTTCACTCCCCGCCTGTACAAGATCGACTGATTCTAGCCCCACACCATACCGTGTGGGGCTTTTCCATTGACGGCCCCGAGTGGGCCGTGACAATCCTGACCCACGACCGTGGGCCACAAACAACAATCCATCCCGAGAAAGGGGACATATGGTCAATAACAAGGACAAGCCGAAGCCATGGCATAAGCGCCTGTTCGCCAAGGTCACGGCACTGGCCGCCGCCATCTGCATGATGCTGCTTCCGGCGACCGCGCACGCGGACATGCAGGGCGTGGACATGAGCAACTGGCAGTGCGGCGCGGACGTGTACAACATGCAGGCCGATTTCATCGTGGTCGGCACCACATGGGGCACCGGACAGGTCAACAACAACTGCCTCGTGTCCGGCGTGAACACCGACGCCAACCGCATGATCTACCAGGCGCAGGCATCCGGCAAGAAATTCGGCCTCTACCATTACGCCATGGGCGGCAACCCGGAAGCCGAAGCCCAATTTTTCTACCGGAACACGTCGAACTATTGGCGTCACGGCATCGTCGCCCTTGACTGGGAGATGGACGATAATCCGGCGTGGGGTAACTGGGACTGGGTGCGCCGCTTCATGGCGGAGTGCGAACGGCTCTCGGGCGGCGTCAAGCCGCTGCTCTACACCGGCCCCGTGGCCGGCACCATCCCCGGCGACATCCGCGCCAACTACGGTTTGTGGATCGCGCAGTACGCGAACATGGCCCCGACCGGCTACCAGGCCAACCCGTGGATGATAGGCGCGTACGGCGAGGCCATGCGACAGTACAGTGGCACCGGTGTCGTCAACACGTGGAGTCCCATCGACCTCAACATCTTCCGTGGCGACGCATGGCAGTGGGATCTGTACGCCAACCCCGCCGGCGGCTCCACGCCCCCGGCCACACCGGCCGCGCCCGTGCAGCCGAACAACCCCCAGCCCACTCCCAGCACTGGAGGCATCAGCCACATCATGCAGTGGGGCGAGACCATCTGGGGACTCGCCGTCGCCTATGATGCTTGGCCCCTGTCCGCGTGGCATACGCCCAGTGGTGACATCAACCGCTACTACGTGGGCGATGTCGTCACCTACGGCGGAGTCTCCGCAACCATGCCGTCCAACGGGGTCTCCAAGACCATCCAGTACGGTGACACGGTATGGGAGTTCGCCACCTCACACGGTTACAGCGTCAACCGCTGCACCGTCCCCTCCGGCAACATCAACGTCTACTACCCGGGTGACGTGGTGACCTGCCGCTGAGACTCAACAGATGCCGCCACCCGCTTGACCGGGTGACGGCATCACCCCATCATCATCCCTTATTGATCGGAGCAAACATGACCGACAGCAAAAACACGACCGACACCGGCGAAACGCTTCCCGGCGTCGATGTGAGCGACTGGCCCGAGACGGCCGACGTCACCCATGACGTGCCCGACTGGCTCATCCCCAGCCGCGTCTACGACATCCTCAAATGGCTGGGCCTCATCGTCCTGCCCGCACTCGCCCTGTTCGTGGGCACGGTCGGCCCCGCATGGGGTTGGACTCACGTGGACGCGATAGTGACCACGCTCAACGCGCTCGGCATCCTCGCCGGCGCGCTCATCGGCGTCAGCGCCATCAAACAACGCCTCGACCGCGCCGCATAACCACACATAGTTCGGCCCCGCCCGGCATCGCAGACAGCTCCACGAGCTTGACTGCGGCCGGCGGGGCCGATTTCGCGTTGTGGCAGAGGGTTTCGCGGGCTCGATTTTTGCCCACATTTTGCCCACATTTTCCGTAAAAACAGGTTAAAAACCGTTAAAACTGGTTAAAACGAAAAAAGCCGCTCAGCCCTACTCCCGCAAGGCAAAGCGGCCATTTTCCAACCCGCTCTCAGCTCAGTGCGTCCTTCAACTTGCTGAAGAAA